CAGCCGAATAAGGTCAGCCCTTCTATAAACTCTTTTAGAACTCTCTCCAGTACCACCTACATCAACTGCGGCGGCTTTAAGGTTAGTCTTGCGTTGGGCTTCGCCCGCATCGCTAGTCTGTTTAGCCTTAACACCCTTTAGTTGCTTATAAGTCGATAACAACTCGTTTGCACTGTCATAGTCAAACTCACCATCAGCCTTTGCATACAACCCTAACCGAATAGGTGAAGATTTCACCCAATTCTGAAAGTCCGTATCTTGTGCAATTTGCCCAAAATCAGGATGGTCTTGCGCTAACTTCTGCTGAATCTGCATCTTTTTGAAGTCTAGAGCCGCTTGGCGACCCGCTACTACATCAGGATGACTATCAACTGTCTTACGAATTGCCTCTTTCGGATTCTCAAAGAAATCTACTTCAGGCTCACTTTGCTCAATAGGTTGTTTGTTAGAACTAAGGTTTTGCTTTATGAGTTCATCTGCCAGTTTACGGACTTCACCTACCTCTTGCGCCTGCTTACCAATCAACTTTTCAGCCTCTTGGTGCATTTTGATGACTTCATCTAAACTCTTTTGCCTGTATTTCTCAGGAAGTTCAGCGATAGTCGGTGCTTCGGGTAGTTGATTTTGTTCCTCAACTATGTCTAACTCACTTGGCGACTCGTCTTCTTTGTCAATCAACATATTCTTCCTTTTTCCTGCCGTTATCGGTTCTAGGACATTAAACTCGGCATTTCTGCTTACGAGTTCTCTTTTTGCTCTTGCTTTAGTTTGTCTGTGTGCTTCTTCTCAAATTTCATCCATGAGGACGGAAAATGACCAGACCACCCTTCCAAATTAACGCTTGGAGCACTTACTATGCGGTTGGCTGTCACACCGCAACTTGAACACCGAACTTCCTCTGTCTCATAATCAGTGAGTTTCTCGGTGAGATGTCCACTTACGCAGACAAATTCATAAATTCTTTTCATTCAATTCCTCGTACGCTTGTGTGCTGACCTGTTTAAGGGTTTTTAGCCACGTTAGGATAGAAAGTTCGCCTTTTTTGAATTGTAGGCTTTTTTCATCAGGGATTGTACTGATATTGTTCAACGAATTTATCATTGTGTCAATATCCTCCATTAAGTCCTTCCACCCATCAGTTCCCATCATGTCAAAACGGGATTCGTAGTAGTGTTGCAGTTCTGGGGTCATATACCAGTAGTCCCTGTCATTTCTTCGCCCTGATTAGGGTTTCTAGGCCAAGTGATAGATATAGGAAAGCCCTCTTGATTTGTCAAATCCCTCAAGGCTTGCCTATATGTTGCCCACTCCGTCTTGTTCGCAGTTGAATCAGATATTTGAGTCCAATCTGATTGAGCCAATAGGTAGTTTCTTTCTATCCTAGCCCTAGCCGCTTTATTGAATAAATCTGCTTGCAGTTCATCAGTTGTCTTGTTTTCAACAACTACTGTGTAGCACATATCGCCAATCAGGTATGGTGTTGTAGGACTTAACTTCTGTGTCTTAGGATCATGGTCTAGCCATACAGTCACTTGGTGATAGCCTTGCTCTCTAATAAAGTCCAAGGTAACCCCATTCTCTCCAAAACTTGTGTTTGGAAAAAAGGATGTGTGATCTGCTACTTGTAAATCTTGATTTGCTATAAGCATTTTTTACCTCGTTGGGAAAGCCGCAGTTGGTGCGGTAAAGTTTGCCGTGTATCTTGCTACACCATTGGTAATTCTTAAATCTTCCATATAACCATTTAATGTAATTGCAGTAGTTCTGTCTGAACCAATATAATATTTTGTAGATGACAAATTGAGAGTATTTGAAGTAGAGCCAATAGAAGTTCCATCTTTATACAATGTCAATACATTATTGTTTCTAACAAGAGCAATATGTGTCCAAGTATTTTGAGAAATATTAGATGAACCAGAAATTAAAGCGGCTCCTGAACCAGTAAAAACAGTAGGCCTATAAGTTCCTGTATCAGTTCCTAAGAATAAACCAGTATTTGAGGTACTAATTCGTGAATCAATATATGTTTGATAACTAGTATTTGTTGTTTGATACACCCATAATTCCCAAGTAAAATTTCCTGTACCCGAAGCCATAACTTGGTTATTTGCAAGAATTAAATTATCACCAGTACCATCAAACTTCATGGAACTTGCGCCCCACTTTGCTTGTGTAGTAGACACTTGAGCGTTACCTACTGTCTCCATATCATTTAGAGCAGTAGCATCATAGATACCAGCATTGGTAGCATTTAAAAGTAACTGAGTATTTGTGATTGCTGATACAGGTGCTGTTGGTGGTGTAAATGATGTGGTATATAAAGCAGTACCAACCAAGAATCTTAAATTTGAAATATAACCAAGAAAAAATCCTCTAAAACCTGTGGATTCTGTAAGTTGTCCTACATTCAATCTGCCTGGGAAAGCAGTTCTGCTTGCTGATGTAGCAGTATTTATAGACGCGCCATTTTTAAACAAGTACATTGTTGTACCAGACTTTACTCCCATTACATGAACCCATTGTCTTAATGGAAAAGCAACGCCGTCTGTAATAGTTACATCACCTCCACCAACAGAATTTTGTTCACTAAAAGATAAAAAACCCGTACCATTAAGCCACAGAAACCATCTTCCATTACTGTTAGTTAAAAAATCAGAAACAATAACTCTAGCAAAATCAAAGACTGTGTACGTAGCCATATCAGCATATACCCATGCTTCTATTGTGTAACTTGTAGAGTTAGCGGCTAATGCAGAATTTGTTGGAGTTTGTAAATAATCACCATTACCATCAAGATATATAGTGCCACCATAGGTAGCACCTGAGTAACTTGCAGTAGGAGCAAATTGGTTAAAGCCTGTTATTGGCGGCGTCCCAGTTGCTGTGATAGTAAAGTTATTGCTACTGTTGTCTTTATATCTATTATTTTGTAAACATAACAATGATGTATTTGTAATTGCTGTTAATGGAGTAGTTGCTGGAGTAAATGAAGATGTGTATACAGCAGTACCATTTACCAAACGTACATTTGAAATAAATCCAGTTAAATAATTTCCCGCAGTTGCGGCATTGCTAGAAATAACTACACGACTTGCCGCATAATTATTTGCGTCAACATAAGTAGAGCCTTCTTGAGTTCCATTCAAAAACATTTTGGTGCTTAAAGTACCTCTAGATACAGCAACATGATACCAAGTGCCTATAACTAATGCTGTTGTTCCAGTAATTTGAGCGGCATTTGAAACAAAATAAGTTAACACATTAGATGCTGAAACATAGATTGCTGGAATTACTGCATTTGCAGTTCCGCTATTTCTTTGATCAATGATGTATTGAAGTACGCCTGTTGTTGTTAAAAATACCCAACATTCAATAGTAAAGTCGCTAAAACCATAAGTAAAAGCACTATTCGTAGATACAGTTAAATACTGACTACTGCCACTAAAGTTGCCACTCCAATAACCCGTAGGCTCAAATGGATTAACGCTACCTTGTGTAGCATTTCCATTACGGGTAATCGTGAAGTTATTTGTACTTGAATCTATAAACGTATTGTTTTGCGCCCCATTAGTACCAGTATCGTTTAGCAATAAGACTGTATTTTTAAAATGCTGGTCTGTTGCCGCACCAGCCGCTACTGCTCTTCCTGTTTTACTTGCCGCAAACATTAGTAGTTCTGTCCAATAGTTGTTCCAAACCAACTTGTTCCATCACTAAAGAAGGAAAAGATATCTCTCTTACTTGCTGTTGATGTAATCGTTGGTGCAGTAGCAGAAGGCCACACAACAGTTGACCAAGTTACTGTCCTACTACCAGTACCATCTTGAGCCAATATAATCACAAAACTCTTACCAGCAGTTGCTGTTGGCATTGTGATAGTTGCATTGCCAGTAAGCGTTAATTTCTGAACTGTTCCATTTGCCAAATCTACTGTTATAGCCGTACCAGTATTAGCAGAATACAAGGTTTCTGTGTAGTTTGTAATGGTTGGATTAGTTAGCGTTTTGTTGGTTAATGTCTGCGTATCAGTTGTACCAACAATAGTTCCTGATGGGGCTGTAAGAGTAGTTCCCCAAGATGTACCACTTGTAACTACTGCTATACCTGTCCCTGATGGATATACCATCGAACCACCACTAACAGTATCCCAAGATAGAACCGATCCATCTGTCTTTAGATATTTGTTGGCATTACCAGTTTGGTCAGGCAAAACAGTACCTGCACCACCAGATGTAACAAGGCGAATCTTCTCTTGTAACTCAGGCGCAACTACTTCACCAACATTTAACTCTTGTCCTGTTGACAAAGTGATAATCAACGAGCCATCAAAGTCAATCTTGGCATCTCTTACTGAAACACCATCTTGACCATCTTGCCCGTCTTTACCATCCTTGCCGTCACGCCCGTCTTTGCCGTCACGACCATCTTTTCCTTGTTTGCCATCTGCGCCTTTGTCTCCCTTGTCGCCCTTTTCAGGAACAATAGACTTGGCAATCTCTAGTTGTGCGCTGACCTTGTTCTCCATTACCTTAATGGCTTCAACAATCAACTCAACATTGTCATTTATGGCTTCTTCTTCTTGCTGGCGCATAGCCACAAGAGTCTCTTCCATCTTGGTGATGGCTTCTAACTTGTCATCAAAAGATGAATCAGTCGATTCAATGCTTTCAATCAGTTCTTTGATGTTAGCCATTTTGCTTTAGACCATCTGTGAGTTTGGTAAGGAAGTCTTGCTTGACTTTTGACTGAGCATTTAACTTATCAGCCATCTGTAACTCAACAATCTTGCTCTTATTCTTAATATCAGCCTCTTTGAGCATCAAATCAGCAATCTTAACCCTCTTATCGAACTCTCTTTGGTTGGCATCAGCCTCATTTGGCAGATTCTTGGTCAAAGATGCACTCATCTTGGCTTGAACTTCTTGTGGCATCAACTGAGCCTCAGTCATTAACTTCTGAGCCTCTGCGCGATTCTGTTCTGCCTGAGTAGTGTTGACCGCAATCTGTGCTTGTGCCGCTTGCAGAGCCAATTGTTGCTTAACTTGCTCCATTTCTTGCGCTTGTGGGTCAGGTTGAGCCATCTTCTCAAGCATTGCAATCAATTCCATCCTGTTAGATAGGCTTGAATTAGCCAAAATGCCCTTCAGAATCACAGGCAAAACAGGAGTATTCGGGCCAAGTGTCTGCAATAAACCAATAAACTGCTGTTGCTCGTACTCCCTAGCAATAATGCCTAGCGTTGCCGTAGGAACAAAGTTCATGTCCACAGAAGGATAGCGTTCTGGGTCAAACTGCATGAAGCGGAAAGCCGCTTTCTTGATAAACGGGATTAGGAAATCCTCTTGGAAGTTCACCAAAGTGCGCTTGTACTTCTTGATGATAGAAGCGACAGCCATAGACATACCGCCTTGACCACCATCTCTAGCAACATTGCTAATCATGCCTTGGGAATCAAGAGTTCCCGTTGCTTGTAACAACATACGCTCAAAGTCTCGTGCCGTAGCCAAGTTGTTGGGGTCAGTTTGACCGAACTTGAAGGGGTAGAGAATCTCGGAAGGTGCGCCATTGGTAAGGATTGCCTTGCCAGGCTTTACCTCAAACTTCATTCCTCGTGGGAGGCGAGTCGCATCCATAGCAATCATGGGGCTAGTCGTTAATGCCAAGGAATCCAAGTGGCTACGGGTCTGAGCATCAATAGCCTTTTGCATATTGAACGCTTTTTCTACTGTGCCTCTGCCCAACAAACGATTAGGAACTGTGTCATCTTGATAGGTCAAGACAGGACGATCCTTCATCATGTAGGGATTTGCTTCAGCCTTTAGTAGTTGCCCATCATTGGCAATCACAACAATGGCTTCAACCATGTCTGTGTAGTCATCTGCCGCAGAGTTCTCAGGAAATAACTCTACTATCTCTTTGTTTTCTTCTAGATTCTCTAGGTATTCCCGTGGAACTAAGCCGTAGTAGGTCAACAACAAGACTTTCTCGTCTTGATATTGGCTAACCTCTTGGGTAGGCTCAAGGTCTGTGTCTTCGCCAGAGGTGGTAATGTCTACTTTGCGGTAGATACCCTTCTCTATGCCTTGGACAATCTTGTGAATCGAGACATATTTCTCGATAGCCACGCCCATACAGTCATTTACGCTAGTGCCGTTGGGGTCAAACAAGAAGTTCTTTGGGTTTACAGGAGAAATCTTGACAGCAATTCTGTCTCTCTCCAATACTCCAATGGCGGCTTGACCGACTTGGCCTGGGATCATCTGAGTGGAAGGAACATACTCCGTCTCAGTCATAACCACAACTTCGCCAATGCCTGTGCCGTAGATTTCAGCCATCAACTCAATTTGGTCAATTGCTTTGCGGATTTTGTCTTTCTTGAAGTCTTCCATCAGTTGAGCCTTGATCATCTCAACATCTATGG